TTAATTTCACATGCGCCGCCAGCGCAAGCTAGTTCGCCTGATAGGTCTGTGTTGTCCTCTACTTCAATAACTTTTGTGAGGTCTACCTCTTCGAGGGTTTCCAACATAGCCTCGTAAGTTTCCTTGGAACAGTCTTCGAATGGCGCTTGCTTATATGTGCCGCCATCAAAGGGAAGCACCGACAAGCCGTTGTACACCTCTCTGTTTTCCCACATCCACTCTCCAACGTCAGCCCACTCGGCTTCCTTAATTGAAACGGTGGCAGAAACATTATGTGTGTTTTGACCATTTCTTGTTCCGGGCTTGACCCATTCAGAGCTTATCTTAGAAACTCTCTTTAAGAGCGACAAAGCACTTTCTGTTCTCATAATCGCTCCTTCTGGTGCTCTTTGGGGGACAGAAATTACAGCGGTGTCATGCGGTCTGAAGTACTCGTCCTCTACCATATCCGGATGGTATATTGATAAATAAGTATATATAGCCTCATTTTTTCCAACGCGCAGACGGCGGATATAATAGTCATTATGCCAAGCGTGAATGCCGCTGGAAGTTCCGACCGTTAATGAAGTTGTCCCTGCTGGCTTTACCGTTGTAGTTCTTGCTGCTTTCTTCACTCCTATCAGCTTGGCAACCCTTTCATTTTCAATCTTGACTACTTTACTAGCCTCGGTGGTGTCCAAGTTAAGAACCTTGCCAGAAGCAATTCCAGTCATACTTACGCCGATAAGTGCTTCTTTTTCTGTGGTTCTTCGCCAAATATCACGCAGATAATGGAAGTCGGTGTAGCCAGCCTGAAGTGTGCCGATGAAAGCGGCTGCTTTTACGCGACTATTCAACTCTCCTTGGCTCTCAACGTCACTTACATTTACCTCTGTTAAATTGCAGAACTGGTAGGGGCGCAGAGCAATCTCGCAGCAAGGATTAGTTCCCCAGTCTTTGTCGTTTGAAAAATAAAAACCGGGTTCCCCGCTGCCTGATTCTTTTACCCTCTCCCATAAGTCTTGGAAGTATTCTTTGGTAATACGATGACGGAGGAGTACAACAGAGTTATTTGCTCTTCCTCTTTGCGGGGCGGTCTCCCACCAATTCCCTGTCTTGGCTGCGATCATATCGTTGTCATCTGCCGAGAAAAGTGAGATTAAGGCAGCGCGTCGGATCCCACCAGCGAGAACTGCATCAGCGATGTGACATATCATATCGTGAGCCTCAATCGTAGTGAGCTTATCTCCATTTTCTTTGGCTTCGAACATTCCTTGAAGCTTTACCAAGCATTCTTTAAGCGGTTGTGGTCCCGGAGCTTTGCCACCAGATGTAACAAGCCTAGCCCCCTTGGGTCTAATATCGGAATAGTCAAACCTCAACTTTGAGCCACCCTTAAAGTAAGATTGTACAAGAGCCTTAACTGCATCCGCCCAGCCCTCTATAGAGTCATTTACCAAAAAGCGGCGTGTTCTCTTGGACACGGGTTTTTGAATCTCTGGTAGTTTTTCTACGTGATGTTTCTGAACACTGTACCCGACGCCGGTACCGCCTAGCAACAGAAACATAATCTCGCTAAAAACTCGCCAGTCATCAATGGGTGCGAAAGCGCAGTTGTAGATTCGGTTTGGGGCTACTTCAATTGGCTTACCACCAAACTGCATCGAGCGCATTGATGGCAAAACTTTCTTTTTATACACCATCTCATAAGCAGATTCAATCTCTTCTCTAAGCTCTGGATAGCTCTTGATGTGCATTAATTTGTTTCTATCTACGATCTCTTCCCAAGTCTCTCTTCTTTCTTTTTCTGGCATATATCTGGCGTACTTCATGTGGACGGTGATGTCCGACAGGATATCTCGTGCCACCTTATCTTTATCTGTCATTCGTTAAACCCCTTATTTTAGTTTCTTGTATTTCTCTCGCAATGATTCGCTCTGAGTTTTAACAGTTGGAGCAACTGTGTTGCCAGCAATACCCATAGGCAAAACTTTTATCTTCACATTTGAAGTGTCCATCTTAATAGGGAATACTAATCCGTCAGGACCATTCCTGTTCTTGGCTACAAAAAGCGTACCCTTGTTTGCTATCTTGTCTTCTTTCGTTCTAGAAATGGTAAAGATGAAATCAGCCACGAAACACTTATTAAAGGCTTCCGAGATTGCTTCCATTGTGATAACTTCAGCGTTCAAACCACTTCTGTTTGTTTGTGAGGCAGTCCAGATTGGACACTCAAAGACCTGAGATAAGCCTCGAAGCTCTTCATATATAGATTCTAGATCGTGTCTTTTCTCGCTAGTCCTTCTGGTAGTTACAGGCTTTAGGAGGTCAGCATAGTCAACAATGATCATATCTATATCTATGCCTCTAGATTTGATTCTTTCCAAATGATTTTTAATTGTCGTCGTAGTTGCTGTTTTTGTTGGATATTCTTTTATGATTACATTTCCTTCAATATCCTTAACCTTGTCATAAATCTGCTCTTTGAAGTGAAACATATCCTTCAGCTTGACACCTGTGATACAACTATCATAGCGACCAGCGATAGATGTATCAGCCATCTCAAGACTATAATGAATGACTGTCTTGCCTAGTTTTACTGCCTCCGCTCCGAGATGTACCAGAGCCATAGATTTACCAGCCCCAGTTGGAGCAATAACAACACCCAACTCTCCATTACCTAATCCATCCTTACAAATCCCATCTATCTCTTTCCAGCCTGTCGTGATGGGATTTCTTTGTTTAATCTTAAATCTTTCTTCAAAGTCTAGCTTGTAGTCGTAGCCGAAGTTTACATCGGTTCCTAACTTCAAAGCATCGTTGATTACTGTGCTAATCTCATCAAAGGAAGAACTGTTAAGCAGCTTTACCGACTGCATCATCGCCTCTTTTAGTTTCTGCTTCTTGCAGAAATCAAGCGAAGTCTCCTTGACATAATCACAATCCTCAATGATAGAGTGATCATTTAGCACACTTAGTAAGTATTCTCTGGCTTGCTCTTTTACTACGTCATCTGCTATATCGTTCTTAATAAGTGTAGCCATAATCTTAAGTGATGGATACACTTCATATTTTTCTTTGTAGTCGTATATACTTCTCACTATTGACTGGAGGTACTTGAACTCTAAAAAGTTAAAGTTTAATACCTCGCCGATCTGATCTGCGAACACTCTCTCGGTTAAGATAAGATAAGTCAGTTTATCCTGAAACGTCTTACCAAATCTAGAAAAATCTGTTTTGTCTGTCATTTTCCTTCCAGCAAGTTGTATTCCCTAGCCCATGCTTGAACCTGCTCCAGCGAGGGCTTTGTATCTGCTTTCTTTGTTCTAAACATATGAATGCAAGAAATTAAAATACTAATTCCAACAAATGAAGCATACAACATTAACATCCATTTTGCAAGCACTAAATCAACAAAGTACATCATAAATGTCATAAAGCCCGTTGCTTTGCCAAGCACAAAAAAAGCTGACGATATTTTCGTCAGCGTTGATAATTCTCCCCAAAACTCCACTCTATTATCCTCCTTTGCTTTCTACAGAGATCCTCTTGAACAGAGTAAATAAGTCGTTCCAATCGTAAACGCCAAAACCATCTTCAATCATCATCGCCCTAACGCCAGATTTATTAAAGTTAAACTCTGGATTGTTCAACATTCTTCTGATGTACTGGGCACTCTGTGCTGAAATATTAGGAGCGTACAACTGCATCATTTTGTAGTTCTTTTCGACTAGTTCTCGCTTCTCAACGATGTTCTTGTACACTTTGAGTTTGCTGTCAATGCCCTCGGCATACTCAACTAGTTCTTGTATCGTATATGATTTTTCCTCAGAAAGAAAAGGAAATCGCTTAGATACAGTCGCCAAACCCGCTCCGCCGATACCGGGGAGGTTGTCACTCTTGTCTCCTGCGATTGCTCTAGCAAGTGCAAAATTTGTTGGGTGTATCTCATACTGATCCAAGATCCTTTTCTTGTTAAGGATTTCCTTTTGGATTGGTCTGTACAAGATAGTTGTGTCATCGCACAACTGAATGAAGTCCTTGTCTGAACTTAGGATAATCTTGTGATATTCAGACAAGGCTTGGGACTGAGAAACTAGAGCAATAATATCGTCAGCCTCCACATTCTCAACGTAAGACTGTATAATTGGCATTTCATTAAGATACTCAATCAGCCTTTGCTGTTGCCAGTTCTTATTGTCTTCCTGTTCGCCAGCAGTCATATTGTGAATATCCCTGTTAAGACGAACAGGTTTGCGACCAGCCTTGTAGTTCTTGTCAATAGATTTGCGCTTTTGGGAGCCGCCGTCCCACGCAACAAAGATAAGATGTGGGTTAATGGTCCTGCAAACGGATTGCAATGATTTGATGAAGCCCTTAGTACCGCCAATGGGCTGACCGTTTGTAGACAAGCTTGGGTCTACAATGTAGTTTCTCATGAAAAGATTAAGTGCGTCAATAAGTAATACTCTTTTTTTATTCGTCATACTCCAACTCGATGCCTAAGTCTTTAAGGATTTTATCAAGTTCCTCATTTAACTTGCTCTCATCGTCGGAATCAACATAGCTTTCTTCTTCAAGAGCATCAATGTAATAATAGGCTTCTGCTATTAAGTCGGTAATCTTTTCTAGCCTCTCCTTGAGACTTTCTAGATCGCTCACGAAAATGTCCTCCTAAATGTTAGTAGAACATAACTATGTCGCAGTTTCCGTTTTTACTCCGACGATTGAGTTACTTTACCAAAATGTGGGGGGAATGTCAAGAAGTTTTAGTAGTATCTGTAGATTATTTTCTTTTTCTTTGGGTAGGGCTTGTACTTGTAGATGACCTTGGTTCTGTTGATGTACCGAGGCACATACTTTACTTTAGTCTTGTGGACGTATTTGGTTTTATACTTGGTTTTGTAAACGTATTTGGGGACATAGATACGCTTTTCAACGATGGTGGGTTCTTTTATATGGCGTACCTTGAAAGTACAGCCAGAGAGAAAAATAGCAGCGATAAGTCCAATTATTACATTCTTCATTAGCATGACCTCCTGTACTAATTAGACGTACCGCTTTACTATTTATTCATCCTTTTCTTCATAAAAGTCTTCTGCTTTGCCAAGGCGCTTGTCGAACTTCTGGATTACTTCCTCATCCATAACATCGTAAACACGTTGCTTGAACGCTGGATCTGTCATCTTTTGTTCCCACTTCGAAGGTTGGAACTTCTCTACTTTGCCATTTCCCATTTCCAAAGAATACCAAGCGCCAGAGGAGGTCATATACTTTGAGCCTTTGATTGCCTCAAACAAACTTTGGTCATCTTGAACACCGATGTCATCAGTGCCCCAAAGAATCTTAAAGTTGCATTGGCGACCTTGGGTTCCAAACCTACTCTTCTCCAACTTAACCTTGACCTCAGAGCCGATGCGGAAACCGCTTTCATCTGTGATGTAAGCAGCCTTAGCCTTACGACCTGTCAGCCAGACACGCAAAGAATATGCGTAGATCATAGCCTTACCACCGGGAGTGACATATGGAGTAGTCAGAGCCTCCGCTGGTCTATTGGTAATGTTAGTCTTCAACTGGTTAAGTACCAAGAATGTTGATTGACTATTAGCAATAGGCACAGTCAACTTTGACATCCCTTTAGCCAAGATTCTTGCCTTTACTGCCATGGAAGACTGTGGATTAAAGTCTCCTTCCACATCGGAAATAGCAGGTGTAAGAGCAAGAGAATCCCAAATAAAAAGCATCCGATTTTCATTATTAGCCAAAAGGTCTTCGATAGTTTCGAGCACAAACTCAACAGACTGAGCTTGAACATATAAAAGAGTACTGACATCGCATCCTGCCTTTTCTAAGAACGCAGGGTCAATAGCAGACTCAGAATCAAAATAGACTACATCAATACCTTTTTTCTGAGCGTTGGCTGCAACTTGTGCTGCCAAGAATGATTTACCTGTTGCCTCAAGACCTGCAATCTCCGTTACTTTGCCGACTGGAATTCCAGCCAACTTTCCTTTACAAATAATAGAATCTAGCCACCTAGATCCCGTGGGAATCCAGTCCGTAACTTCGGTTGGGTTTTCCTCGTTTAGGTTGTGTGCCACAGTCATACCCGCTCGCTTGTTAATCAGCTTACGCATATCAGCCATAGACAACTTTCCTGTTTTTGCCATAGTGTCTCCTTAAAAGAAGGGGGGCGTGAGCCCCCCATTGTTAGCCTGCCAGTTCTTTAAGAGCAGCCTCAACATCATTGGATGCTTCAGTCTTGGAAGCATACTTTGTTGTCTCAGAGGATGCTTCCTCCGCGTCAACATTAGAGTTGAGGAACTCATCAAGGATGCCTTGCACATCCTCAGTGGACTTGCGCTCAAAAAGCGTGTCAAGGTCAGGGACAGTTGCGACAATCTCTTGGCATGCTTCGTCACCATCTTCGCATAGTGGGGAGGATTTACGTCGTGGCTGTACCTTTGTCTGAGGATACATCATGCCGGGAGCCTTTCCGTATGAGAGAACAAGGTCAGTTCCTTCTCCGGGGTCGGTAATGTCGCCGTAGTCTGGGTTGAGAACCAAACTAAGGAGGGTTTCGTATACGGTCTTTCCGTACCCCCAAACCTTAACGCCTTCCGATTCTTGTCCGCGAACAAGGACAGGCGAAAAGAAGCGCTGGCGAGCAAAGAGGCTTTTTGCTTGCTGGATGCTCTCTTGTGACCCCTCGTTGAAGAGTTTGGTCGCAAAGTTACAAACAGGGCAATCGTCCCCAAAGTTGCGCTTCGGACAAAGGAAACCAGAGTTGTTTCCTAGATTGTAGTGAAAGTGATGCTCCTTAAAAGGATCTTCGTCTGGTGATGGGAGAATGCGGATTACGTTCTCTCCATCTTGTGGACGCCAGAAGTCAGACTTCTTCCCACCCTTTCCCTGAGCAGCAGCGA